CCGCCATAAAGGGTTTCCCATTTCGTCCTTTCGGTTTTTGACAAAATATTAAAACCTTCCAGCGCAAGTTCTCCGATATACTCCGTGATTTCCAGCGTGTATATTTTTTTGACTTCGTTAGCCGTGATCGTGTGCGTGCAAGCAATTTTAACCTTACTGGTTAACACGGAATCAATGCTTATCACCATAAAATCCGCGGCATTGGCAGTGTAAGACGCAATCTCAACATACCCCTCACCGCCAGTACCGGTCTCGTTCGTGTCCCAGGTATAAACCTTGAACGTCTTGAAATTGCTTTTCAAAAAAATTGTGTCAACCATGCGTTCAGTCCCAAAGTCGGCAATTATTTCTTCGCTCGTGCCGTCTCCGCTGCCGGTATCATCGGTATATGCGTAGGTATCCCCGCGCCGGTCATTGACGCTCGTGGTCGGTGCAAAATCACCAGAGAGAACAAATCCGTCGGCGTCCTGGTCAATTATCGAACGGTAATAAAATTTTGCTTTGCTGTTTGCCATTATCTAACCCCCATGCGTTCCATGCGTGCGCTTTCATTATCAGCCGCGGCAACCCACTTTTGCAAAGTTTCTCCATCTAACTGCAAATAAATATGCTGCACGCCAGCCCCGGCGGCCAGCGCGGCGGTCTGCTGTTTGTTCAAAACCATTTCCTGGTCGTGCAATTCGGCCAAACCTCCGCGGGCAACATAGGCCCCGGTCTCGGCCTGAGGCGGTTCCTGGCGGCGGATTTCATCCACATTGGCTAACCCTGCGGCGGTTGCGGCCCCGGCGGCAACAAAACCCCAAACTGGAGCGGGGGGAATTCCTGCCATAGCAGCAAACGCTTTAGTTGCGCCTTCATAAGTGGCAACAAGCGCATTCACAATTGCCACTCCCTGCATAATCCGAAAAGCGGCTAAAGATTCTTTGCCCATTAATGTCATGATATTTTTAAAAAAATCGCCCAGCGCGGAATATTCTTTCGAAGATAACTCGCGCCCTAAAATTGCGGTTGCAACCTGATAATCCCAATGCTGCTTCCACTTTGTGTCCAAATCTTTAATCAAATTTTTGTTCAACTCTGTATATGCGGTCGCGTACAATTCGTCCATTAACTTTTTTGCTTCTTCGTGTTTCCCCTTACTAACAAGTTCGTCAATTTCTTCCGTCGTTTTTAAAACTTTTTCTTTTCCTAGAGTATCCATTAATAATTTTAAACGATCAGCGGCGGATAGTTGGTCAAATTGTTTTTTCTGCGTTTCAAAAGCTTTACGCGCTTCTTCGGCAATTTTTTCGAGTTCTGCTCGTTGCGCCATAAAATTTTGATCTTGTGCAAGCGCGGCTTGGCCGTCGGATATTTCTTTTTCAACTTCTGCTTCTTTGGCCGCTGCATCCTGTTCGGCCTTTGCCTCAATGGCCGTCTGTTCGTCCGCAAGTTTTTGTTCAGCGGCCGCTTTTGCCGCATCAACGGACTTTTGCATGGCAGCCGCTTCAGCGGCCGCACGTTTGGCTGTATCATCCGTCATTTTGGCGTCGTGCGTGGCTTTGCTTTCCGACAAATCTTTGTAAGCGGCCTTCATTTTGTCGATATTTCCGGTAAAAACTCCCTGAATTCCAGTCCATACCGCTCGGACATTTTCAGCCAGTTTAGTTTGAGACGTGGCAAAATAAACCGTGGCCGCCGTAAGTCCGGAAATTGCCGCAACAGTAATACCAATTGGCCCAGTAATCACCACCCAGGCGGCGGCAATCATGGGCGCAATGGCAATAATCCCGGTCAGTCCAGCAATCAAACCCGTAAAAGCAAGTACTGCCGCGCCCACGGGGACGATTAATTCTTTATGAGCCTTGATAAAATCTCCAAGGTTGACCGCGGTTTCGGATATCCAGCCGGCCAGTTTGGTCATGATCGGAGCCAGTTGCTCTCCCAAAAGTTCCATAAAATTACCGGCTTGCGTTTTAGCCATTAAATACGCACCCTGCATAACGCTCAATTTTTCGGACGAACCGCCAAATTCTTTTTGCAATTCTTTTAAAATCATCGTCTGCGCGCCCAGCAAGTCGCCGGACGCCTGGAGAGCTTTAATCTGTTCCTGCTGCTGCTCCGTGAACGTAACGCCCACCCGGCGCAGCGCGGTCATTCCGACGGTCGGGTCGTTCAATGCTTTTCCAAGCTGTATTGCGGTTCCCTTCAAGGCTTCCTGCGTGATCTGCCCGCCGTTCATGGCGGCAGTCATGTCAAGTGCGGCTTTCGTGGCGTCCGGGAAGGCTTCTTTAGAAATTTGGGTAAAAGTAAGCAGCATGTTTTCGCCGGACTGAATGACATCATCATCCACGCCGGTTTTATTTTGAAGGGCAATAGCAAGTTTATTAACTTCATCCGCGGTCATACCTGCTGCGTATCCCGTGGACTGCAAAACTTTTTCCGTCTGCGCGGCTATCGCTTGGGCATCCGCAAAGGCTTTGACCGATCCAAAAACCCCGGCCACAAGCCCGGCAAACGCGCCCGCAAATATCAAAGTTGATTCTTTTAAGGCATCGATATTTTTTTCAAAGTTTACGGATATATCTCCGAAAGCCTTAGAGACGCCGTCTTTAAGCCGCAACCAAATAGAAAGTTCTTCTTTTTTTGACATTATTTTTTCACCACATTATATTTTGCTTTTGCGTTTGCTTGCGCCTTTTCAATCTCGCGACGTTCCTTTTCCCAACCAATGCCCAAAATAAACCAGTTAAAATCATATCGCCGGGGATTATGCAACTCCGGCTTTTCGTGCACCAGGTTGGTCAAAAAAGAAAAAGGTTCCACGTGCAACGCTTTTGATTTTAACGCCAATGCCTCGGCAAAGTCGCGGGAAATTATTTTTTGGGGATTAAAATATTTTTCAACCGTGGATAATTCATAACTGGCGGCATAAATTTCGGTTAATAAAAGATTATAAAGCATTTCATTTTTTTTTATTTTTTCAAAATCAATATCGTTTATCACGCCCGCGCCCAGACGGAGAGCTTGGCGCACGGAGGCGGCTAGTTTATCTTCCGGCAATGTTTGATTTTTGGGTTTAAGTTTCCAATCGCGTTTTACTTCCGATTGTGAGGCGGAATCTTCTGGCATCCGATAAAAACTAAACGGCCAATAACTGCATTCTAAAAAATCAGCGGGGACAAGCGCACAAATCTGCCACGATTTTTTGTTGAAAGTCATTTTTCGGTTCGTGCGCTTCATGTCTCGTCCCCGCTCGCCTTTAGATTGCCGCAATCGTGTTGTTCACGTCGATTTTCAAATCTTTATACGTCGCGTCCTCATAATATAGCCGAGCACTGATTTCTTGCGTGAGCGCGCCTTGCGAATTGAATTTAGGCTCCGGCGAATTATTAATGCGTACTTTTTTGATGTAAATATCCGCATCATAAGTCACGCCGGACGCCGCGACAATCTCAGTTGCGGTTCTCAAATTTGCCTCAAACTCCACGTCAGAATTCGCAAGCCAAGCGGTAATTGCCGCTTCTCCCTCGTACTCTTTCGTCAGAGATAGCGCAATTTCTCGCTTTCCGTCAAGTTTTGGTTCGAGAAAATATTTTGAACCCAAGACTTTGCGCGGAACAATTTTCGGGTCAATGCTGAGCTTGAACGAGCTTACGCCGATCGCCGCCGTGTCCTGCTTGACCGTCATTTGAGTGGCCATGAACGGCTGCACGCTTGAATAACTCGGCGTGGTCAAGGCCGCAGTCCCGGCCGCTTGTACTGGCGTTCCGCGCCCCAACAAAGTCCCGGCGTCCGCAGTCCCAGCAGTCCACGCAATCGCCGCGCCCGCGCCCTTATCCGCGGTGTAAAAATTAATCTTGCCGCCAGTGATATGACAAGCGCATTCTGGCAACCCGTCCGAGTCCAGTAATCCGGCGGTGCCATTGATTGCCGTGTTAACGGCTGCTTCCAGGGCGGCAGCAGTGGCATACGCGCCCGCGGCGATCGTAACCTCAACCGCCGATCCGGCGTCAATTGCCAATTTAATTTGGTCGCTGGTCGATACAACCAGCGTGCACGGAAACGAAATTGCGTTCTGCCCTTGGCTGGTAGCCTGCGTCCCGGCGGCGGCGGACTCCATTTTTTTAGCCACAAAATTGACAGTGGCCACCACTTCGCCGTCAACCTCGGCTCCAATTTCGATTGAGGTCACCACCACGCCGGAGAGATATTTTACGATCAAATCTGCGGAAATAGTGAGCGAAAATCCCTCGGTCATCGGCACGGTGTTCCCGCCAACGAATTCATGTTCGTAAATACCAGACCCGGTGCCAGTCAGTTCCGTTGATGTTACCGTCCCCAGGGCTCCCTTCAAAAATTCAATTCCTTCTTCCGGGTGAAGCGACATGACAAACGATCCGGAAAAATTGTGCGTGCCTTGCATGCGCTCCATGCTTTGATGATATGCTCCGGGTGCGAACATGCGCGAGTCAATCTGCGCGATATCAGCCGTGATCGTGGGTGGTTCTTTCAATGCAATCCATTTTGTCGGGTCTCGATGGACGCCGAGCAAACCCGATTTTACATAACCAAATAATCCTTGTGTGCCTCTACCGATGCTCATTTTTATTCCTCCTGTTTATCGCGGAGTCCATAACTATCCCGCTCCATTTTGTCCTGCAAATCTTCGCGCAACCTGCGCCGAGTAACTTTTTTGATATCAGCCGGAAATTCGGAAACAGCCTTTGGTGTTTCGTCCACCGCCTCAAAGCCGCAAAGTTGCGTTCCATCCGGAACTTCTCGAATAGTCCCATTTTCCCAGCTCCCAAAACGATTATTGATAGGTGCAATGCCAATATATTTTAATCTCATGATTGCAAACTCCCCCTTCTATACCTGGCCGTTTGGATTGTTACCTCAACCAGATAGGTATAAATCAAGCCGTCCCGCTCGACCCCGCCGACTTTATATTGCGGCGGCATGGGACCCCACTTGCCCGCGCCGGTCAGATCAAGCGTTCCGGACGTGTTGCGGTCAATCACGTCCTGGATTTTTTCGTACAGATCCAAAATTCCGGTCTTGGCTGTGTTGTAATATCCGTTTTCAGCCAGCGTCATGATCGTAAGCATCACGGTCATTTTTGCCCGCGCCTGATCCGGGAAATGCGTATCCTCGGCCGCCCCGCCGTCCAGCATCTCATAAACTATAACCGGCATGTCCTGATCTGCAAACGATTGCTCAACCGGCCCCTCGATAAGCTGCACGCCAGCCAAGAGGCCTGGAACGCCTGTTCCGGTCTCTGCTTCGGACGCCAAGAGACGGTCAACAAGTTCTTTAAAAGCATTTTTGATTTCGTAACTCATCCCGCCGCCTTCGCAATGTATGCTTCAAAATCTGAAACCATCATGCCTAAAATTTCAAGCGATATTGGCTTCAAATATTTTCGTGCCTTGATTCCCTTCACTCGTTTAACCAAAATATAATCCTTGCCGAGCACAAAGCCTTCGCGCCACGTTGCCGCGCCCGGGCGCAGGGGAATATATAAACACTTTTTTACTCGCGGCCCATGTGCTTTCGTACCGTCTTCCAAAAAAAAAGCCACTTTGTGTGTGCTGGCTATCTTATATTCACCCCGTTTTTTTTTAAGCACGTACCAACTTGTAGCAATGCCGCTTCTATCAATAGTTTTTTTTGATTTCCAAGGCATTGTCGAGGCTATATGCTTTTGCCCATTATATGCCGCGTCTTCTAAAATTTTGTCAATTCGGGAAGAGTTCACATTATTTTTAATTCGCTTCGCAAACGCCTTCCACTTGGCTTTGTCCCATTCAAAGATCGCTTCGGCACTCATCCAATATCCACCGGGCGCAGTGCCTTCAACGCGGCCTCAATTTCTTTCGGCACCCCGAATAAATCCACGGACTCCGCACCTCCGGAAACATAATTTTTAATCGCCTTTTTGTAATGGCCGGACTTCCGCGCCGACAACTCAATGGCGTACAAAACAATGTCGCCCGGAATATCCGCGCTTGGAGTCGCAGTGTCGGCACTGTCGTATCCCAATACCCCAGTGATTTTTATTTTGCGCGGTTCAGGATTCCAGTTGGCACTATTTTTTTCAATGATGCCGCTTTTTTTATCGATAAAAAAATCCGTGTTCTCAACTAGCGTTACTGTGTCCTCGATTAATTCCGAAATGGAAATTATCGGCGCGCCCTGCGGGGTCAAAAGCAATCCGCCGGACTCACGGGATAAAATCTGCCAACCCTCAAAATTTATAGTGCCGTTCAAATATTCCGCGGTCAATGTTTTCTCGTAGTAATACCGGCCGGTCAGAGAGTCAATAAGACGCGACGCAAGATTAATCGCGTCTCTGATCTCATCGTCATAATCCGTTTTGGTTAAAGCAATTCCACAATGATTTTTGACGTTATTGAGAGTGCAATAGGGCCGGTATAACGTGGTCATTTTCTGGGTCTCCCGCGTTTTTGCTTTTTCTTTTGCGCAATATGCCCGCGCATAGGGTCATCCGCGGCAATTGGTTCATCTTCCTCGCCGTCAATCAGCGGTTCATCCGTCGCCGGGATAATCGGCACAACCGGCGGGTCAATCAAAGCAAACCCTTCCGCGCTGCGCATGATGATTTTCATGGTCGGGTTATTGTATTTTTTGAGCAATCCCACAGCCATTTCAGCCGAACATTCGACCGGGACATTAGGCGGAAAATGTTTTGTCTCCCGTATCGCGCCCTTTTCGCCGTGGATAACTTTGGTGAATCCTTGCTCGCCGATATTTACAATCAGCATTTTTTCTTCCATGACTTCCTCGCTTTACTTGAGGGAGGCGGTTTTTAATGCCGCCCCCCTCGGATTAAAAACCAAAACTACACCGTGAACCCGTACAAGCCGGAGCAAACTGAAATCGAGGCAGACGGAGTTTCCAACGGCTGGAAGTCCATCAACAACGTGCCCTGAATTTGTGTCCGGGCATTCAGTGGGTCAGGCACCAGGCGGACGGAAATTTCTTCTCGCACGCCCAGGACAAACCCATTTGGATTGACCAAAGAAATAAAGCCCTGATTGCCATCGGTTCCGGTTGAATCCGCGTAACCGTCGATCTCCAAATCCTCGCGTTGATGCTGCGATACCAAAACCTCATGACCAAGAAAAGTATCGACGTCGCCGCCTTCCAACGTGTAGTTGGCCATCTGCGGCGCGGCAGTCTGTGCCAGTAGCAAGCCTACCAGTTTATTGTAAGACTCAACGCCAAAAATCCACTTGCAAAGTTGCTTGTTCGGGCCAAGTGCATATTTACCCATCTTCGCACGCACGCTCAACAAGTTGGCGATGGTATAAGCCGCATCCGTACCATCAGTTCCGAGCGATCCGGCCATGGTCAACTTGCGGAGGCCTTTCCACATTGCTTCCGGGATGTTCGCGCCGGCCGCTTCCAAATCCTCATCCATGTGCGTGGCGGTCGTGTCGCCGTTGAGGATTGCCTTGCTCAACGAGCTGGCAAACTCGGTAGCCATATTGGTTTTCAAAGCGCGCACCAAATTAACTTTGGTGTCTGCCGCTGTACGATCGTAAACATTTTCTTTCGCGACGAAAGTCCGGGCGGTCAGCGTGGCTGAGCCAGTAGTCTCGGAAGTAGGCGTCACATTCTCAATCGCCGTATTTTGATTAGCGTAGCTTGAGTATGCCGACACGGTGATCTTTCCGAGTAATTCCATAATGTGTTCCACATCCGAAGTCATCCCGACTTTCGGAAACAATTTTGCCAAATCGCCGTGCATGGCAGTTGCGCGCACATACAAATCCGTGCCATAGACTTCCGGAACTATGTCGGCCCCATAACTCGAGCTGCCGTCGATAGCAACCTTTTTTCCTTCCTTGGCTTGATGCCGAAAGTAGTATCGTAATCTATCCTCGCCATCTTGGACATCAAGTTTAAATTTCATCTCCAGCCCGTTGCCAGGGATATTTTTGGTCATCAAACCGTCGACAATCATTTGTTCTTCTTTGGATAATTTTTTTCCAAAGTGCACGGCCGCGCCGAATGCCGCCGGAGTTTTGCCAGCATTGGCATTCGGGTCTTCATCGTCCGCTTTTGGCTTCGAAGTGGTTCCGAGTTCAGCTTTCACTTCGTCCTTGATTTCTTTTTTCAGAGCATCCAGCCGGGCCTTCGCATCCTGATCGGATTTCTCCTGCGCTGATTTTTTTGCTTCGCGTTCTTCGCAGCGTTTATCAAACGCCTCCAATACTTGATCTAATGTCAATGAGTCCATCTTTTTTTTCCTCCGTAATTTTATGTTTCTTGCCGTCGATCAAAACGTAAAGCGCGCGGTCTCCCTGCGATTGTTCCGCCACCGTATTTTCAGGCGCGGAAGTTTTTGCAGATTGATTGCCGTCTTGCTTTACCTCAAACAGACTTTCCTTGTTCATCGGGACAGTTACGATTGAAATTTCCCGAAGCTCAACTTGGCTTATAATAAATTTGGCGTCCTGTTCGTTGCTGGCATACCGTCCAATAAATTTTCCGCCGATTGAAAAAGTTCTGAGTACACGCTCCACGCATTTAAAGCGCAGGTCTTTCATTTTCTCGCTGGGAGAATTGCTCAAGATGCCGGAAATTTTTAAGCCGATATTATCTTCATAGGCAGACTGCACGGAACCGCACGCCCACGCAGACTCCCGCATATGGTCGCAAAGCAAAATCGGGTTGGTTAAAAATTCATCCAACTTTTCCGCGAACGCGCCGGGAATAACTTGTTCATTGCCGCGGTCAACGTTGAACGTGTTGGCATATCCGTCAATGCGCACGTCTTGATAATCAATTATCCGCCCGCTCGCATCTTTAATTTCGCGATAAGTCGGCTGCTCGGCTTTCACCGATAAATGCCCTTCGAACGTCTCCATTTTATTTTGCATCCGATTCCTCCGCTTTAACTTTGGGCAATCCAGCCAAACATTTACACGGCCGCCCTTTGCCGCCAATATATCCGTTCGTTCCAGTGCCATAACATTTTTTGCAAGACAGTTTCGAGTACAAAATAAATTTATCATCTTCGAAAATCTTTTTGTTTTTCATCAATCCGCCGATATAGTGCCCGGCACAATAGCACCGGAGCAATTTGGATGTAAATTGCTTATGCTTTCCGCTTCCTCAAAAGTAACTTCAACATTTTGATGCGGGCCGCATATTGGGCAGTTCGGCTCACAATTAATGATCGTAACCGTCTTAACCACCTGCGATTGGCTCATACTCTCAGCCGCAAATAGGCGGTTGGCTTTTGCCACTTCCGTCCGTGCGATCAGCGACGCCCGGCTTTGCAACTTGCCGCCCTTGGACATGACCGCGTCAAAATCCTTCGGCTTCACACCCGGACGGTAAATCTTTGAAAACTCATCAGCCAAGTCATTGTTGTCGTCTACAAACCGCAACCAAATGTCCTTGGCAATTTCGTTATGTGTCTTCCCCTCGGCAATGCCCGCCTGTATTGTTTCCGTGAGTTTTCCCCGCGTGGTTTGCGTAACCAGCGGCCCGTCTTTGCGCAGCAACATGACTTTTGCTGCAACGCCCGGGTCCGCAATGTTAAACGCGACGCCCATTGTTAACACGTTTGCCGTATTGGAGTATGTCGCCTCGCCGACACTTTGATATACCGGCAAGGAAATTTTTTCGAACTTAGCCAAACCTTCGTCTTCATCGTAAATTTCAGAAATGATTTTGGCGGGGTCTTTCTTTTCGCCCTTACCAATTTCCGTCTTGGAAAATTCGGCCAGAATATTGCCGTACGCGTCAATCAGATGCAGATTGAATTTGACCGCCGCCTCTTTGGATTTTTTCGTTCGCGTTTTGGCATTGAGGTTTATAAAATCCTGTCGAATGCGCTTTTTGTTTTTGTCCGCTTTCAGTTCGCCCACCGTCCAAATTTTATCCGCAGGCTCGGATAAATAAAACTCATCCCGCCAGCATCGCTCACGCTCGCGCCCGTTATCGATTTTCTTTGTTGGCTTGACTGGCACTTTGTCCGGAGCAGGAGGTTCCTTGGGAGGCTTCGGCGGTTCGTTCGGGTTGGGCGTGATCGGAGTGCCCGACCCAGTGCCTGGCATAATAGGCTCCGAATTATCTAGTCCCTCAATCACGTCCTCAATAGTTTTCAACCCGGAGGGCACTAAGAATCTTTCAAGGCCTTTATTTTTAGAGACAGGCATTGCCATTAATTTTCGATGTTCTTCGCGATTGATTGAGCCGGCATCCAACATGGCCTGTAATTCTTCCGCACTGTACACCTCGGCGTTAATATCAAAATGAAATTCCCACGCCGGATTGAACCGCGCAACGATGTTTGTGAAAAAACTTTCAATGCGTTTGGCAATTGGAATTACAGTTGACTTTAAAAAATATTTCATTTGTAACGCATGATTATTATATTTTTGGCCTGCGTCTTTAAGCCCAACCTCCATTAAAAAACGTGGTAATCCGAAAGCGGCCATCGCCTCTTTGTACAGGATGGTTAACTCCTCGGAAATTTTTAGAGTAGTCGGGTCAAGCTGAATCGCCTGGAACTTTGCCGTTCCTGTAAGTACCAGCGGCCGCCCGGCGTTTTTCGCGCCCTTCTGTCGGTCATCAAGTTGCGCTTCAATACGCCGCTGATCCATCGCCCCGCCATTCTCAATTGAAATAACTCCGGTCGGATGGCAACCGTTTTTATAAAATGCCTCGGAAAATTGCATCATCTGCAAAATCCGGGTGAACAACGTAACGTTATTTGCTATTACGCCCTTGCCCCACAGCGGATTGTATGGGTCCGGCTGATATTTTACGTGTATTAAATATTCAGGCTTTAGCAAAATTACTTCGCCAAAAGGATTATCTTCTATCCATTCTCCACGGAAAAACTGGACATAACGCGGGTCAACCCTGCGCACGCTTAGCCGCTTGCCGGTTTTAGCAAAATATCCCCAGACATTCCCGGAAATAAGTAAATCCAGAATCAATAAGATTACCAATTCCGATAAATTATAAAACTCGTGCGGGGTATCCAACAAGGTTTGTAATTCTGGCGGAACGTTATTAATTTCTTTTTTGCTTTTTTTATCACGGATTTTATACGGCTGTGAAATTATTGTCTGTGTGATTTCATTAACGCTTTTTGGAATAGCCGATATTTTGGAAATTAGCTTATAAAAACTTTCGACATTTTCAATCTGAAAATTTTCAGTGTGATAATTTTCGACTAAAGAAATATTCTCGAACGTGTCGCTTTTTTTACCGAACACGTTTTTGACTGATGCAAATAAGTTTGAAAAAACTTCGGCGGCGTTCATTGCCAGTACACTACAGCCGGGGCTAAAAAGTGTAAAGTAATTTCTGAATTTTTCTTGTAGTTTTTCGCTACCCTCGCCACGTTCTGCGCTTATCGTTTTTTTGATAATGCGATTTTTGGCACATCATTGTTTGCAATTCGTTTAAATCGTCATTTGTCAAACTTAAGTTTGTTACCGCACACACGTATATTTTGTTTGCCTCCTGATAAGTTTCGCAAGCCAAAATTTTAGTGCCATAATGTTTGCGCGCTTGGCTACGGGTTAATTTAACCGGCATTTAATTTTCTCCTTGATACTTCTTAATTATCTTTTCCTTTTTACTTTTTTTAGCGGCAGCATTTTCTTTTTCTATTCTCGCCGCTATTAATTCCGGGAACATAATGTCCCAGCATTGCGGGCAATAGGCTTCGCCACGCCCGGCAATCCGCCGAAAAGCGTCTTCCGTCTTCGGCAATACTGGACCTTGACAACGATAACAGGCAATCATGGTTTAAAACACTCCCCAATCCATCGCGATAATTCAAAAGGTATCATGGCCGCCTGGGCAGAAAACTCTTTTCGCTCTTTTGATTTACTCCCGAATTTGCAATATTCG